TTTGAGTACAAATATACTAAGATTATTGCTGGAATTGTTATACCAAAAAACCAACTGTAAAACCATATTAAAAATTCGATCATATCCATTATAGTACAAACCGTCCTGTTCTGATTTCGCGACCAGTAAAGATGTCGACTGGCTCGTCATCACCAAATTCAGCATTGATTTCCATTAGTTCTTCTTCTGAGTAACCATGTTTTTGACGGAAGGTGATGTAGTTTCTAAGATAGAGTTCGTCTTCAATAATTCTGAGTTCTTCAGCTTTGTTTCTTTGATCGATAGTAAGTGCGCCATCAACTACAGCCATTTCCATAATGTCGCTTGGAACCATGTTATCTGACATGATCCATCTAACTGAACCATCTTCTCTGATGTAGAAATCATTTTTTTCTAAAACTTTAACACCACGGCGAGCAAATTCGCCTTGTGTACCATTACTAAATCTACGTTCTGTGCTGTTATAGATTTCTTCTAATTCTTTTTTAGTTTTTCTTTCTAAGTATGACATCTAATCTCTCCGTTTCATCAATTTATAAGTATATTATATATCGAAGTGCAATTAATGTACACAATTATTTTGTAACAGAATTGTAACAAATATCAGCTTTTTCGTGTTTTGGATAGAGGCAATAATGAGGGTCTGTGCATAGTCTTTTATCAATACCAGATTCTATGCAAGATATGAATTGTTCTTTTTGACGTGTTTCTTTTGCTTGAAACTTTTGTTTAATACTTAACCATTCAGCATATTCTTCTATGGTAAATGTGTCTGCAACTAATTTATTAAATTCTTTATCTTTATTTAATTCTGAAATTACTTTATCCCCGCCTTTAAATACGGTTGTGAATGGATCAAGTATATCAGTTAAATCTGCGTATGAATTAGTCGCAGTCGCTATAAGCATCAATAAGACGCTTAGTGCATTCTTTATTATCTTCACATACTCTAAATTTTTCATCATATACATTTTTCAATTCTTCAAGTTTTTTGTCTTGCTCTGCTTTATCTTTTGCCAGTTCTTTTAAAACTGTAAAACCACTTTCAAAGTAGCTTGCCATTTTTCATTTTCCTTTTGAGAATTAATTAACGAGACTTTTGGTCTCTTTTATATTTATACATTTGCATGTACCATTGAGCACGCTTAGGTTCATGAATAGGATGAGGTAACTTACCAAACATCTTTAACATATCTTCATATATTTCTTCTGGACTCATACCATACTCTTAATAATGCCACCACTATAAATGATAGTCATCATAACATTAATAAGTATAATACTAGGTTCTTTCCATAAAGATCCAATATAAACCCACCCAATTCCTGCTAGACATCCTAACCACACATTTAGTGGATACATATCTAACGAACTTGCTAAAGCACAACCACATGCTCCTATAGTAGATATCCATTTAATCCAAAATGTTATGTTTATTCTTTTCTTTTTATAAAATATTGGGTTTATCATTTTGCTGCCTCTATTCTAATTGTTTTGATTTTTTCTGCAATACCATATTCAGCATTTACCATAACACTTAAATTTTGTATACCGTTTTTATAAACAATATAGGCAGGTTGATCAAAGGTTCTTTTTGTTAAAAAATATTTTTTTGTTTGGTTTCTAGAAACCGATTCATACAGATCTGTTGACTTAACCATAACCATATTTGAAAATAATTGTTCACCTTCATTATCATATGCTTTTACATACATAGGCATTTCACTATATGGTGGCATATTCATAAATCCTCCAGCTAGATTTCTACAAGCATCAATATCATCTCCTGCATCTTTAGCAAAACAAATCATTTTTTCTTCTGATTGTTTAGGTTTAGTTTCAAATAAAACCTGTAATAAATCAATATGTGGTCTATATATTCCACGACCAATCATATTAACATTTATGTTCTGAGAAGTTTTACCTTCTCCTGTAAATTCAGTCACAAATGTTTCTAAATCTGATGTCCATTTAGGCTGCCACATAACTTGTGCATTAATTTTAAATAACATTGTATATGGTTCTGGTTTAATATCAATACCTGCAACTTTAACTACAAATGCATGCATAGGATTATCAAGATAATCTATGATCTCTCTTTTATTTTTATAATTATTTAGTTCATCTTCTATATCAATTTCATTATTTTCTGGCACATATACTTGATTGTCTTTTGTTATTTTAACTATGGCTTCTATTTCAACATAATCAGATCCAATTGTTGTAATATTATAAGATTCAATATAACCGCCATGATATTCTTTAATGTTCTGAATAACTTTGTCTTTTTCAGAATTAAAAATAGTATCACCAACAATAAAACTGCCTATCACATTACTTAGTGCAGCAATTTTTGCATTAAGTAGTTGCTCGTCATAATTAGATCCATAGCCTCTTGAAATAACTTTTGCGGAATCCTCAAAAGACTCCGCTCCAGCTAGAGAGAAACTAAACGAGAAGATCAGGCTCAGTAGTATCAGGTTTATCAGATTTTTCATATTGTTCTACATATTCTTTTGCGTTATTAATTGTATCAACTATCTTATCTAGCACTGCTGATACACCATACATTGCTACATAGAATCCTAACACAAATCCAATAATAAACTTAAACATTATTGACCTTCCATTTGTGCTCGTATTTTATGTGCCACATTAATAGATTTTTTAGATACACGGACTTTAACTGCAACCATATTTACAGATGGATCAACAGATCTGTTTATAATCATAGCACCTTTAAGGATACCATTTGTGCTTTCATGCAGAGTTTGTTTGACCTGTTGTGCAACTTTAGTAGAACGATTTCTTTGTTCTATATTGTTAACATGATCTTGTGTACCAAGTGTTGTAACTTCATCACCAAATATATCTGTTTCAGATAGTGGTGCTGTTACTGTGTTGGTACCATTTGTTAAAGAATCATTTAAGATTGTTTTTGACACATTCTCAACAAACTTTTCTGTCTTAATTGTATTGTTTAAGAATTCAACAAGATTAGCTCGAGCTCGCATTGCTGCAACAGTCATGGCTTCTTCTCTAGAGTTTGCGTGGTTGAATGTAATAGGTGAAGTACCTGTAGATTCTACAGAAAGCCATTCGCCATTGTTCTCATCAAATTCTAGACCAATAGTTCCATGTTCTTCTAAGAATGCTACTTCTTGTGCTTTAATATCTGGTTGAGCTTCAAGTGGATTATCCACTAAAGAAACTGGACCTGGATTTTGGGTTGCACACCCTACAGCCATTATTACAGCGGCTGATACTGCTATGTTTCTAAGTTTCATGATTTAGTTTCTCCTCATTTTGGCTTGATCTTCTGCATCTTGCTTACGAAATACTGGCACAGAGTTTGATTTGTGCAGTTGACCAATACCGAGCATATTTGTGCCAGTATATTCTTGAATAGGTTTTTTTGCTGTTGAACCAGCATGTGTATCAAGGCTTCTGTACTGTGGAGTTTCACGAGGTACAACACCTGAAGCCACAACATTGAAGTGTGTTTCAACAGGTATAATCTTAGCCTTAGTTGGACGTTTAGATTGATCAACACGCTTTTTAGATTTGCGCATTGGCTTGTAAGTATTTTTCACATATATCATCATAATAAAGTTATTATATCCTATTTACGAATTAATGTACACTGTTTTATATAACTTTTTTAGGTACCATCTATTTTCAGCAAAGTATTGTTCCATACACACTACTTTAGCGCCAAGTCCCCACATTCTTTGTTCTTCGCAATATTCATAGTATTTTTCACGACAAAAACAGCGCCACTCTAAATGGTCTACCATTCTTTTTTGCCTCCATATTCTTCGTTAAAGTCATAACCAGCTTGATAGGCAGCACATTCCTCCGGTGTTAGCTCAGTTATTTTTTCAGAGGAACCTGTGCCACCTACATAATAGTGTGGATCTGGTTGACGGTGATAATAAGAATCAGCAGCTCCACGATCAAAGGCACCACCATGTCTAGTATATTCTTTTTTGATTATTTTTTCAATATTTGCTAACATGATTAAGCTCCAGCATTAAGTTTTAATTCATCTGCAAGATCTGCAACTTGATCTTCATTCATACCTTTAATGCAAACCGCCATTTGATATTCCCAAATTCCAGGAATTAGAACTGCTTTGTCACATGATAACATCCATTCATGAGTTTGAATACCAAATTCACGTTTCATTCTAAATATTGCTTCACTCATACCGTGAGTTCTTACGATATAAGCTTTATCGTCTACAATGAAAGCAATCTCATGGCCATCTTCTGGTCCGTTTAGAGTAACTGTTTTTAATTTACTGATATCCATAATCTTCTCCGTTTGTTTAACTGTTATAATAATTATACAACGAATTCGAATTAATGTACATACTTTATTTGTAAAAAATTGTAACCAAATTGTAACAATTTACTCCTCACCGGGTGTCCCCAGAGGTGTTTTCTTTTCTAAGATGTATATTTACTTAGTTATCTTCACTTCAGGCATCTCGTGTGCACCGGCGACCACGATACCAGAACCAAAGATTGTATTGTATTGGTTTAGCATATCTTTATTAGGTTCACCGCTAGAAGCAATTGCATGTTCTTTAACAGTTACTGGATCTTGACAATACGGCATAAATGGTGCTAAGCCTGCACCTAAACCTTTTTCAGTCTGTTGATAAACAATTGATACAGCATTCTTTAATATAATACCTTCATTATTTGTTTCTTTTATTTCACCAAGTAGTTCTTCACCACTCATCAATTTAAATATTCTAATATCCGCCATTTTCTCTTAAATCCTTCTCAATAATAAAATCTAAATAAGCTGCACCATCCTCTATATCGGTAAAATGTTTTACTTCAAATTTTTTAGGATCTTTTAAATGGTCTGCAACTGCTAAAACACTGCCATTCCATGTAGATAACTTAATTGCATAGTTACCTTTAATGACAGTTGGGTATGATAACATCATTATTTATTACTCTCAATAAATGCTGTTAATTCAGCTTCATTCATAAATCCTGACTTTGTTGCAACTGGTTCATCATCTTTAATTAATGCAAGAGATGGCACCCCTCGCACATTAAATTTTTTGGCAAGTTCCATATTTTCTTCAATATTTACCTTATAAACTGGAACGTCACTTTCCATACCTTCAATGACCTTTGATAGCATTTTGCATGGATTACACCATGTTGCATAAAAATCTAATAGATATAGATTCCTATTAGGTAACGTATCATTTATTACTTCATAAACTTCCATAATTTCTCCATAAAATGGGGAGCCGAAGCTCCCCTATTGCTACTTCTCTTCTTTTAAAAGTTCAGGTTTAAAGAATTTAAGATCCTTTTTAATTTCAACCTTCTTAGGTTTTTTATGTTCAGGAATTATATTCTCTAGACCAATTTTTAGAATACCATTTTTGTACTGAGCACCATGCACTTCTACTGTATCTACTAATTTAATAGTTTTTACAAAAGCTCGTGTGCCAATACCTTTATGTAAGTATTCTACTTTGTCGTCGGTTTCATGTTTCTCACCTTCGATTTTTAATATGCCGTCTTCAACTGTAATAGTGATTTCATCTTCATTGAAACCGGCCACAGCTAATTCGACAACATATTTTTGATCGTCAAGTTTAATAATATTGTGAGGTGGGAATTTTTCAGAAGTATTTGGAACTGTGTCAAGCATAGCTTCCAAAGTATTAAACACTCTGTCAAAACCGAGAGTTGATGGGTATAAGTGCCCAAAATGAATTTTAGTCATAGTTTTCTCCTTTAATAAGCAAGACTAATAAAATGTACACCCAAATGGCATGTACAAATCTATTTATATATTTCCATGTTGGAAATCATCTAAAGCTTGATTAAGTGGTGTATAACCATAATCATGTAATTTTTTATATTTTGCATCTATCTTATTTCTTCTTTGTGCTATTTCTCTTGCATGTACTGATGCATAAACAATTAAATCATATATATTGTTATTTGTTGCTTCTGCTGCTTTATCTACACTGATTTCACGTATGTGTTTACTAGGGTCACGTTCTTTCATAATTTTTCTCCACATGATTGACAAATAATAACTGGCGGTTCTAACTTCATATTTTGCTTAAACTTACATTTAAGGCAACGTATACCAAAGATTGAATCATAGTTATCAGAATAAGATTGTGATGGACCTTTAGACTGAATTGAATCGCCTGTGATATCGTTCTTTGCTGCCATATTAGTATAATCTTTTAGGTAAAGATTGAGTTTCTAATTTCTTTAGCCATCTCTTTCGAGCTTGGCTTTTTGCTCTCTTACGACGAGTAGTAGGTTTCTCATATTGTTCACGTTCACGTAATTCTTGAAGTAAGCCAGATTCCTGAACTTTCTTCTTAAACTTTCTCATTGCACGTTCAAATCCACCATCTGGGACAAGTACTTTTAATCCCATGGGTTCTTCAACTTTAGGTCTTCTAACAAACCTTTTATTTTGAGTAGCGATAACAATTCTCCTTTTTATAATATAGTATAATTATATATTATAATTTAATTAATGTACAATAATTATTTGGGGTTTTGTACAGGTTATCCCCACCTGCCTAACGGTCCTAAGGCTAGGACATAAAAAAAGGGAACCGAAGCTCCCCTTTTATTCTTTTTTAGCAAAATGCTAGAATTGAAATTACTTGTTACATACGTACATTGTAACTTCAAAGCCAAAACGCATTTCAGTTGCTGATGGTGTTGTCCACATAATGTTTCTCCTTATTTAAGAATTTTATTTAAATAAGCAGTTCAGTAGAGAGTCTTTCAACAGGTCTACCTTGAGCGCGAGATAACATTATCATATTTCATCTTTATTGATAATCTATAATAAGTCATCTCTATTATTATATATCAATTAACTATAAAAAGTATATAGTCAAAAGTATTAATAACTAGTAGTTAAAAGTATTAACTATTCTGCTGCTGGGGCTTCAGCTGCGGGTGCTGCTTCTGCTTCTGCTTTTTCTTGTTCAGCAAGCTGTGCTTCACCTTGTTGTTTAATTTTACCAATAAGTGCTGCGATTTCATCAAAAGGATGTTTACCTAATGATCGTAATACTAAGTTTACTTCTTGCACTTCAAGATCTAATTTTATAGCCATAATTACTCCTTATTTTTTCGAATACCACCAATGTTATATTTAGGAACAAGTTCCCATTCATTTTTCTCTTTATAAGACACAACTTTAATTTGTGACAGAGAAGCTTTTGGTTCTGCTTTAGATTTATCAATAATCTTAAGTAGATCCCAATCTTGTAATAGCTCTGCAATGACATTACGTCTCTCTATATCAGAGACAGAAATATCAGACTCTTTGCCATCGAGAGCAAATAATTCTTTAAAGTGTACAATAAAGTACTTACCTTGTTTGTGTAGTATATGACAAGACTGAAATAACTTCTTTTCTTTTCTAGAAGCTATGCCTATGCGGGTGAGAGTTTCTCTGACTTTCAGAAAGTTATCTGGTTCTATCAAGTCAACTTCCAGCATCGCGTCTGGTGTCCAATCATAATATATCAATGACGAAGTCATAATAAATTACCTTCTGTTATATTATTACTTTTATTTATATTATAATTAATTTCTACCGCCTTCTTGGTAGATTTCAATCAATTCTTTTATATTGTCATCCGAAAGTATATCTAATACCTCATATGCTTTCTTCTCTGAATATTTATAATGTTTCATAATCAGTTTTAGGATATCAGATGCTTTTTCTTTCTTATGCCATTTAGAGAACCTTCGTCGTTTTGGTATAGAAAGTCTTAAAAAATCAAACTGCCATTTCTTTGGAATGTCTGCATGTTGATTCATTTCGTTTGCATAAAGGATAGTATCATGAAAATAAGATAAACCTTTATTAATTAAGAAAGGAGCATATTCTTTTTCATTCTGAGGATCTTCAAATAGATCCTTTTTATTATCATTTATGCTGTTTAGAAAGTCGAATGGTGTTGTCATAATGTAATACCCAATTTTCTGCGGCTATTTCCGCATCACTTATATTGTCAAATGTTTTAGAACCAACATGTATTTCTTCTTCAAATAATAAAACTGTTAGTTCGCCTTTAATAAATTGTGCAACCTCAGCTGATCGACTAGAATGTTTACACTGATAGACTATCATTTTGTATTTTCTCTAATGCACCAGGTGTTGCTAGAAATATTGTATCTGGAAATCTTGCTTCTAGATCTTCTATTATTTCTTGGTATGTATTGCCTTGAGTAATAAAGTGTTCTGTTTTACGATTATATACATAAATCACATTATTAATCTTTTCAAATTTAAGTGATACCTTCTTTGGTTCCATCTTAACATTAGATTCTTCTAAATTCTTTTCCATCATTTCATGGATTTCATTTACTTTCTTATTGAGTAAATGTCTGAATGTAAACCATCCTGCTAAAAATCCGAATACAAAAATTAAAAATCCCATAGTTGCTCCTATTTGAATTTGCATTGAGCCATGATTTCAGTTAATGCGGCCATCATGTTTAGTTCATGGTCTGCAACAAATGCTGCTTTATATTGATAATCAGAAAGGATCAATACAAGCTGAGGAATACTACCTGCTTCTAAGTTTGTAGATGCAGTATCATATAGTTGTCTAAATATATTTATACTATCGCTGTCCCCATTTTTAGCAACCCATTTACGAACTTCTGTAAAGTTTTTATCTTTAAGATTTTTAATTAGTTGTTTAAATGATTCTTCAGTGAGATTAAGTAAGATGCCACTATCAATTTTACCTGTTACAGAATATCTTTGTAGTTCATTAATAACTCTACGCCAATCGGGTAAGTGTTTTGTAATAAGTTCTACAATTGGTTTAGGATCATATTGAATATTTTCTGTATCAAGGATGTGTGTTAATCGTTTAAAGAATGATGCAGCAATTTCTTGCTTATCTTTATTTTCTATTTTAAAATCTACAACAGCACATCTAGAATGTAGTGGTTCAATAATACGATTCTTATAATTACAAGTAAAGATGAATCGACAATTATTAGAGAACTCTTCTATAAAAGCACGCAATGCAGGTTGGGTTGAGTTGGGGTTGAGGTAGTCTGCTTCATCTAAGATGACTACTTTTTTAGAGTCAGTGAGGGAGATAGTTGAAGCAAACGATTTAATCTTAGTACGAAGGGTATCAATACCTGATTCTTCTGAACCATTGATTAAAAGATACTCAGCACCAACCTCATTGCATAGTGCTTTAGCGACTGTGGTTTTCCCGATACCAGGACCACCACTAAAGAGAAAGTTAGGCAGTTCGCCTGAACTTATAAATTGTTTAAATGTTTCTTTTAGTTCTTTTGTAAGTATACAATCATTGATTGTTTGTGGTCGATACTTCTCAACCCATAGATATTCATTCATAATATAGTTCCCTCTTCAATATAAGATTATTATATCTTACATTACAGATTAAAATCAGAATCTGCTTCTACTGCAACATAATAAGTAAGATCAATGTCTTTAGATTTAAACTGTGATATCTTTTTAGATGAAATAGATACATCATAATTACCAGGTAACATCTTTAAATTATCAACTTTAAGATTAACTCTAAAGTCTTTAGGATCAGACCCAATAACATGTGTATAATTGTTTGCTGTAGCATTTTTCTTATCTACTACAGATACGCTGATTTCTGAACCATTACCCACAAAGGCAACATCTTCAGATTTAAGGATTGGAGCAGTTTTCATAATCATAGCTAAGGTCGAAGCTTCGAGAGAGAGGTTGATATCCGCTTCGGGAAAGACGATGTCTTTCGTTGGAACTACCATGTTTTGAACTGCTGCTCCAAAATATTTAATAGAGTTTCTACCTTCTTTGATTGTCACAAATTTTTCGGTAAACTCTAAGTCTGGGTCGTCAAATAAACTCATTGCGCCCAAGAATTCATTAACATCATATATACCAAACTCATGTGAAAAGTTTTCAGCAACTGTTGCTCTACCAAGTACAGTCTTAGATATAGACACTGTTGCTAGTTGATTTCCAGGTTTGATAAGCAGGTTACCATTAATACCTGCAAAGTTTTTAATAATGGTTAGTGTTTCTTTTGATAGTTTCATACTTCCCTCTCATTATCAAGTTCATTCATAAATAAAATGCAGCATGCGGCATGAGCTAAGTGCGATACACCAGTTTCTGAGTCATATATTTCACCTTCTTTATATGCCCATAAGTGTCTCATTGCTGCGTCAAAATATCTTCGATTTGCATCAGGTACTCGTTTCCAGTTATCAGGTTCGTATTTCTCTGCACCGAATGTAAGTACTTGTACAACATCTTTTAAAGCTGAAGGTGGTAGTAAACCATATTGTAACTTACCACCGTCAAACTTTCGTCCGCCTTTGTGATTCCTGTCTTGTGATTGAATTAAGTCTTCTTTTCTCATATGTTACCTCTTTTAAATATACTCATAAGAATATACTTAAAGGAGGCAGCATTGCGCTGCCTACGTGTATTATTTAAATACTGAACCACCAACTGTTTGGTATGCTGCTGCAACCATAGCGCGTGATGGAGAACCAATACGATATTTAGTCGTAGGTGTACCGTCCCATAATTCAGTTTTATTAGAATAAACGGCATAGCCTTTCATTCTTAACTGACGGATAACTTCAGTTGGTGTAGCAGAACCAAATTTACCTGCGATTTCTGCTGCAGTTACTGTGTTACCTTTTAATAAATGACGTAGTACTTTTGCTGTAATTGACATATTATATTTCCTTTTCAATTTGCCGCTGTTCTCAAGAGTGGTATTTGTTCTGCCGCGGCTTGCAGAATTACCACTAAAAATACTATTATATACTGATTTTAAATTAATGTACATATATTTTTTATAATTTTATATTAAATTCTTTAATTGTATCCTGTAATAGCTTAGAATAACGGCTTAAGTTAATTACAGGATCTACTTTACCATCATAGAAGTCTTGTTCTTCTTCTATTGTTGGTATTGGTAAGTGATATAAGCTCTTGGCAATCTTATTATCTGCTACAATTAACCAATTAGGATATCCTAGTTTTGTGCCAGACTTATCTCGTTGCTTTAACATCACTTGATGGTACTCTTTAATTTGAGATAATGTAATCTGCTCAGAGTCATGCTTAAAGCGTTTCATTATCTCAAGTATGTATTGCTTTTGAGTTGGTTTTAGTTCTATAAAATTAAACATTTAATTCCTCATTGATTTCGTTTAATGTTTCTTCTAGATTATCAGAAGCCATAACCTCTTCTTCTCCAGATTGGAGTTTTGAAAAGAGGTCGATAAAGCTTTCTTTAGTTTGTTGATCAAATCTATTGCAGCATAATTCAATTGCTTTGTCTTGCTTTTTAAAGATAGAGTATGCTTTGATAACGTGGACTAATCGTCTAGTTGTAATAGTTTCGTCTAATCCACCGTCATCAAAGGTTCTACGTATTGCTTCTGCCCATTTGACTAGGAGTTCAGCAAATTCATTATCAACACAGTTGTATGATTGCATAAGGTTATTAATAATCTTAAGTTCTACAGAACGTGTTGGATATTCTTGTTCAAATGTTACAGCAAATCTTTCGAGGAAAGCTTCGTTTAAGACGTTAGTACCAATATATCGACCATCGTCTGAACCTTTACCTTTAGTATTTGCGGTTGCAATGACATTGAAACCTGATGCTGGTGTGATTACTTCATTTTTAAGTTTGAAGTAATAGGGCTTACCTTCGAGGATTGGCTGTAAACATAATAGCGTGTTTGCCGCACCAGCATCGATTTCATCAAGTAAGAGAACCGACCCTGTTCTCATGGCGATTAGGACTGGACCTTCAACCACTGTGACATTACCGTCTTCAAGTGTTTTAGATCCAATAAGTTGTTCTTCGTCTGACATCGTATTTAAGTTGATACGAATTAAGTCACGTTTATTTTTAGCACAGATCTGTTCGATCATAGTGGATTTACCGTTGCCGGTAGGGCCAGTGATGTAGGTTGGATAAAATTCTT